AGCAATATTTGGTGCGGTATCTGGTGGTGTATCTGCTGTTAAGGCTGCTGCAAGAGCCTCGGGCCTAAGTAATAAACTTAATGTTTATGATGTAAACGCTATGGCTAAGTTAGAGAAACTAGCAGATGACCAAATTTCAGGTAGAGAAACAACTGTATTTGGTACTGATATAGTTAACCTTGCTAATACAAAAGACATTGTTCTTATTAACAAGATTTTAAAGCCTCATACTAATAACCCTCGCATAGCAACTTTGATTAAAGAAACCGAAGACCCTAACTTTGTTCGTGACTTAATCCTTGCTGATAAGGGATATGCTCCAGCCATAGAACGCTTAATGCAGGCTCAAAAGGCTGATGATTTATGGTATCTATCAGATGCAGCAGCAGAAATATCTTCAGACTTTATGAAGAATGGTGCATATCGTTCTTATAATAATCAAGCGCGAGAGCGCTGGAGTCAAGCATTCGATGATGCGATTGCTAAGAACCCAGAGGCCGAGCGTATTTTTAATGCCTTTATGCGTGATGAGTTCGATGTTCAGACAGGTACATTTTTACCTCAACCGCGTGTACTTGGTGAAGCCTATAAACCAATTGAACCAGTAATTCCATTTACTCAAATTCCATTTGCTCGTGGGGCTGTATCTAAGGTCCGTGCAAGGAAGCAAGAGTTGGCAGCAGCGACTACAGTTCGTGACTATAGTAACGTTGGCGGAGTAACACAGATTCTTATTGGAAGCGGCAGGCGCGGTGGCGCTGCTACTGCTTTAGTACAATTTACTGGCGGTAAACTTCCTCGTGGATTTATATCTCACTCAGGTTTAAGACCTGGTGATACCTTAGAAGAGTTAAATGCTTGGTTGGATGATATTCCATTATTTGCTCAAGGAACCAGAACAGTACAACTTAAAGATGGTTCAGTAATTCCTTCGTCAGAGTATCGCAGAAATCTTACCGAAAGAGTCTTAGCGGCAAAGACTGACGGTCAACGAGAAGTTCTTTTTCAGGAAATAAATAAAGAAGTAGCAGTTGATGCTTTGGCAACTATGGGTCTTAGCCGTAATCAGGCTCAAGCATTTATTGATGAGTTTTCAGAAAATCTTACTAAGTATCATTCTGACTTAAAACGTGATTCTTTTGCTATGGACCCAAGCGGTGTTAGAGCAGTGATTGACCCACAGACTCAGCGCCAACTAGCAAGTTCTACTCCACTCATACCAGTCGGTAAAATTGTTCGTGAGGCAGATAGTGTAGATGGTGCTTTAAATCCAACTAAGATGACTTTTACTTCTGCTGGTCGTTTTCTTTTTGAAGGTGGCAATAGGTTATTCTCATTTACTCAATTAGTTCGCCCAGCATATATTCCTAAAAACTCTATTTTTGAGCCAATGAATGCAGCAATTATGTCTCAAGGTTCTAAATTTCTTGCCGACAGTGCACAGACTTTTACTAGAAATACTCTCTTTAATAATAGACAAAGATTTAATCAGTTGGTCAATAAAGCCAATATTAAAAGTAAACAACGCCGAGAGGCTATTAAAGAAGAATACGGTCTATTAACAGACCAGTATGACAAGGCTGTAGATATAGTTGATAATGCTGTAGCCGAATGGGTTGAGTTCTTTGTTGCACCAACTGCCCGTTCTCCTATGACTAAGGCTAATAATGCTGCTCAAGTAGCAGATGACCTTAAAGCAGCCGAGCGATTGATTAACAATCTAGAAACAAGAATGCGTGATAGGGCTAGAGAGTTTGGATTACAAAGAGAAGAAGTCCCAACTCTTTATGGTTTAATTCGACGAGTTCAATATCTTAAGACATTAAAAGACCCAAAGATTGCAGGAGAAATCCGCGCTGCGGAGTTGGCTATTACAAAGGCTGCAGGAGATATCAATACTCTTGCCCCTGACCTTAATGTTCTTAATACTACTATTAAAAGTGCTTATGACGATATCGATGCATTACTGGTTTCTATGGGACCAACCCGTAAAGAACTTGCTGATGAGTTCTCTGTTGTAGATAATGCTCGGATTCGTAAACGCGGACGTCAAGAAGAAGAAGGTTATGTCTTAAGTAATGGACAGACTGTTATGCTTCCTCGTCTTGAAAGTCAGAATCATTTAGGTTCTGCTTATAAGGCTGAAATATCTAACCGCAATACACGTCAAATTGAAATTCTCGGCGATAAACAATTTGCCTCTCGTCTTAACTTATTAGGTCGTCGTACAGCAGGTAATATTACTGATGTTACTAACCCATTATATTTTGACGAACTTGCTTATACTGTCAATAACTATATGCGTGGAGACCCATTAGTTGACCAGATTCTTGCTGGTCGTTCTCGTGATGAAATTATTCAGACTTGGGGTTTAAAGCGTCCAGGACGTTCTTATGCAGATGAATTTGGTCGTGACCCTTCAGAAATCATAGATATAATTGATGACCAGATTTCATATGTTAATCGTTATCTACCGACTTTAGAAGCAAGAGCCGCTGCTCTTCAAGGTGAGGTTCGTGGAAATCAATTAGCCCAACTATTGGGCGACAAGTTAGATAGACTGACTCCTATTAATCCGCTTGATAATAGTTACGCAACACCTCTTATGCAATCCAAAGGTTTTTTAGATGGATTCGACAGACTTACAGGCAGTGCCTGGTCAGTTCTTTCTGCTCCTGAAAATATGATTCGTTGGGCTTGGGGTAGCGTAGAACTTAAGACACGTACTGCGCAAAAACTAGAATTATTATCATCTCAAGGCTATAATATTACAACGGGAACTGTTAACTCAGTTCGTCAAGCAGCAGCAATTGAGATGGTTAGAGAAGCAGAAAAAACATTCTATTCGGTACGTCGTCAGAATAGAGCATTGTTTGCTGCTCGTACTGTTCTTGCTTTCCCTAACGCATCTGCTAGCGGTATATATCGTTATACTCGCTTTGCTGCTAAATCGCCTCAGCGTATGTCTGGGTTCCTTAACTCTTACTATGGAGTTTATAACTCCTTCGGTGTAGATAAATATGGAAATCCAGTTGAAGATGTTTTAGATGCAGAATATTTATTGGTTCCTGGAACTAAAGAACTTGGCCTAAAAGATGGCCGAGGGATAATGGTTGGAACTAGGGCTATAAACTTCCTTGCTAACTTTGCTGGTCCTTCATATATTGTTCCTGCTGCTTTAGGTCAAGTATTGGCCTTAAAGCCTGGAAACGATAAGATTATTAAGCAAGCAATTGAAGATACATTTGGTAAATTACCTGGGTATTCTTACGAAGAGTTATTTCCATATGGTCTTGAAACAGATTTAGGCAAGGCTGGAAGCCAGGTATTTACCCCAGCCTGGGCTCGTAACTTTTGGTTATATCTCAATGGAGACGACTCAAAGAAAGAATGGGTTGACTCTGTAAATTCTGAGTGGAATTATCAAATGGCTTTATATGATATGGAGATTGGTAAAAAACCCACAGAAAAATCAGTAATTAAAGCAGCAAAAGCAAAATTTCTTGAAAAAGCGGCTTGGCAATTTGCTTCTATTCTTGGCACTCCAGCAGTAGTAGATTCTCGTCCTGACAGTATCTTTTCAACATACTTTAGAAATGCTGTTGATAAGTATAAGGCTCAGGGTATGAGTGATAGAGATGCCAAGGCTGCTGCCGAAGTTGAACTCAATACTCAGGTTCTGGCATTTGGTGCAAAGAATCCATTCCCAATGGAACGTTTGTATTTTGGCGCAAAGCGCCGTCCTAAGGCTGCTTATATTACCCCAACGGCTGAAGGATACAAGAGGGTATGGGAAGATTTTTCAGGTCTTGCAAAAGACTTGGCTCTTAAAGATAAGAACCTTGTCGGTCTTATTACTGCCGACCTTGCTGGTGAAAAGTCAGACCCTAATATAGCCAGGATTTTAAACAAACCAGGAGTTACTCTACCTGACGGAACAACGTTAAACTTACCGCTTAAGTCAATAGCAGATGTTGAAAAAGATATTGAAGTAGGTAGAGTTTGGAATGCGTATGTAGCCTATAAGGCTGACCTTAACAAACTTGCTAGAGATAAAGGATTTGCAAGTTATGCTTCCGTAGAAGTCTTACGCGATGCACTTAAAAACTATGCAAATCAATTAGGTGAGTTTAGTCCAAATTGGAAATTTGAATTTAATTCAAGAAAGTCCCAAAATACTCCTTACAAATATGCTTGGGGTTTAACTAAGATTGTCAACAACGATGCTTTTATGAAGAAACACGGCAACACTCAGTTCTGGGTAGACACAGAAGCATTGATGCGATATAGAGATAATTATGTTAAGTTATACCAAGATGCTCCTTCGGGGAGTAAATCAAAAGTACAGAATGCTTGGAATGAATATCTTAACCAAGTGATTCCATTAGTAGACCCAAAACTTGCAAACATCATTGACAGATATCTTGAAAACGATAGTCTAACAGAGGTAGGTAATGAGTAGATATAGAGATAACGGAAAAACAAACATTACGCCACCAGATACCTCTGGTCTAGATTTTTCTGCTAAAGGTACTGGAAAGACTATTAACTATATATGGATGCCAGATAAAGATGGTAATCTAGTTAAAAAAGATTCTGCCTTTATCAAGAAGTCCTTTTCTACTCTATCCAAATCTGCTCAACGAATACTTGCTGAGTATGTCATTGCTGTCCAGAATCGCCAACCAAGTGACGCAGCACGTAAGACTGTATTTAATACCCTTATAGATGCTGCAGTAGCCTCTTACAAAGAAGGCAAAAAACAAACCCCTTGGGACATCTTAGAGGTTCAGTTAAAGAATGCCCCTCAGACCAGCGATACGGCTATAACCTATACCTCATACGACAAGATTTCCTCTGATGCAATATTGAGTAATGCTGCCAAGCAACTAGGTTTTTCACAAGGTTCATTTGCTCAATTTGGGGAACAAGACCTTGCTGACTTTTATGAGAAACTAACAGAAGCAGCCAAGGCTGGTGGCAAACAAACCCAAGTTAAAATTCTTCCAGATGGAACTCAAGAGACAATTATTAGTGGCGCTGGCTTTGATGCAAATTCTTTTGCTAGAAACTACCTATGGTCTAAGGTAAACATTGGTGACGTTAAGACCCTACCTTCTTCAGTTATCAATCAGATTGATGCCTTAAGAAGTATACTTAAATCTAATGGCTTAGGGTATTTAAGCGATAAAGAAGTTGCTAACTATGCGGTTCAACTAGGCAAGGGTGAAGTTGATTTAAATAGCCTACAAAAAGAATTTAATGCTAAGGCTGCTGAACTTTATCCACTATTTGCTGAACGCCTTAAAGCAAATCCAAATCTTACTGTTAGGGACTTGCTCCAACCAAATATAAACTTGATGGCTAAATGGTGGGAAATAGACCCATCTATGATTGAATTAGATGACCCAGACTTAGATAAGTTTGTTCGTCCAGACGGCACAGCGGGCAAGGTTCCTATGGGTAGCCTTGCTGACTGGACTAATTATCTTAAGAACCATCCAAATGCTGAAAAGACATCTTGGGCTAATGATGCTGCACGAGAACTTGCTACAGGTTTTGGTCGCATAGCGGGATACGGAGTATAAATGGCTGACGAACAAGATAGATTAAGAATTCAACGCGAGGCAGCAGCCAAAGCAAAGGCTGATGCCGCTGCCACCGCTCGTCAAGCACGTATGGATGAACTCAAGGCTGAGCGTGAGAAAAAAGCCGCTGCTGATGCCGAGGCTCGTGCTGCATCTAATCCATTGTTTGACCCAACTAATCGCCCAGAAGCCCCGCAATTAGATGATGGATTTATTCGGTATTACAGTTGGATTGGTGGAGGAACAACTGGTCAATGGAGACTTTACAAAGAGCCAGTAGATTCAGCAAAAGCAGCATCTGCTGAAGCACGTTCACAAGGTGGCGCAACTCAAGCACAATTTGGTAGTTCGGCAGGAGCCAATGCTCTCGCAAGCGGTGGCGCAGGTGTAGGTGCTGGTACAGGCGCTGGAGCAAGTTCTGGAGCAGGTGCTGGTTCTGGTTCTGGTGCAGGAGCAGGTGCTGGTGCAGGAGCAGGTGCTGGTTCTGGAGCAGGTGCAGGTGCAGGTGCTGGTTCTGGAGCAGGTGCAGGAGCAGGTTCTGGTGCAGGAGCAGGTGCTGGTTCTGGAGCAGGTGCAGGTGCAGGTGCTGGTTCTGGAGCAGGTGCAGGAGCAGGTTCTGGTGCAGGAAGTAATATTCCAACTGGTCCAAGCCTAGCCAAAGATACATTTAAAAATACTTTAGCATTATTCTTTGGGGCAACTGAGGCTGCTAAACCTTGGGCAGATGCTCTTTACGGCGCAGTATCAAAGTTTTATAGAACTGGCTCATCAGTAGATGACTCTTTTAACTTAGCCTTACTTGATGCCCGTAATAATCCAGAACTAAAACCATTTACTGACAGGTTTAAAGGCATCTATGCCCTTCAAGATTTAAAGGCCAGCGGTAAACCAGTGCTTGTTCCAACCATTGCTGAGTATGTTGTATCCCAGGCAAAAATGGCAGATGTTTTAAACGAAGCAAATCTTGGGAGTATCGCAACAGAAGAATTTACAACTGAACTCATTAGCAAGGGCAACTCGGTTAGCACTATTGCCGACAAGATAGCCAAAGTATATCAACGTATTGATATGGCTCCTAAAGCCATTAAGGATACTTTGGGTCGTTACTTCCCAACTGTCGATAGAACTACTCTTGCTAAAACCCTTCTTACTGGACAAAAAGGTGTCGACGAACTTGTTGATGAACTTGAGCAGTATGAGGTTCTAGCCGCTGCAGAGCAGCAAGGACTTGGAGCAATTAACCGAGCAGGCGGAGTAACCGCAGAGAGAGCAAGAGAATTTGCTCGAACTGGTGGAACTTTCTCATCATTACTACCTAAATTTGGACAAATAGCAACAGCACTACCTACAACAACAAAACTATCTCAGATTTCTAAAGTTGAAGATGTTGGTCAAGTAGGTTTAGAAAAGGCTATTATTAGTCAATCCGCAAAAGAACTTGAAAAATTACAAGAGTTGACCGAACAAGAAGAAGCAAGATTTAGAAGCAAAGCAGGACGAGCAGAACTCGGACTTGCATCACAGCGCAGAGCAAATCGCGCTTTTTAAATAGAATCCTGAGCGGACCTATCGGCCCCGCCAGAGTAACAGACCGATAGCAAGAGCCAACCCACAGTCCCCGCGTGGTAATTGAGGCTTGCGACTAACAACGAATAGAAGGGTGGTTGCTATGAGCAACAACTACTGGGAAGACGAAGAAGACGAACTAGATACCAACGATGGCCTAGATGGAAATGACTTAGTCAAAAAACTAAGGAAAGCCAAAAGGTCAGATGAGAAACGTATCAAGGAACTTTCTGAACAACTTGAGGGATTCCTCAAAGATAAGAAAGAATCAACCGTCCGTCAGGTCCTAGAAAAGAAGGGCGTAAACCTAAAGGCTGCACGTTTAATTATGAAAGACTTGGAAGAAATTAACGAAGAGACAGTTACTAACTGGCTTGGAGATAATGCCGACCTATTCGGAATTAAAATGTCAGATGCCCCCGAAATAGACAGGAACAACCTTGCTGCATTACGCAATCAAGATGTTCTTACTCAGGGAGCGGTTACTCCCGACAAAACGCAAGATGTTGAATCGCGTCTAGATAACGCATCCTCTACCGAGGAGATTCTAAGTCTCTTGCGTTCACAACAATAATCCGTTCATAGTCAAGGAGACTAAAACTAATGTCACAATTTACATCAACCGCGAGCACATCTCTCGGTGGTACAGTTGGTGGCGCAGGTCTCGTACAGAAGGCGTATGACCGTCTTCTCGAGTTCGCTCTCCGTTCAGAACCACTACTTCGTTCTGTCGCAGATAAGCGTCCTGCCCGTCAAGCAATCCCAGGTTCAACTGTAGTGCTACAGCGCTATGTTGACTTGGATGCAAAAACTTCAACACTAACAGAGACAACTGACCCAGATGCAGTTGCTCTAACAACCCCAACATCAGTAACCATTACTCTTAACGAGTACGGTAATGCTGTCCTAGTAACCCGCGCTCTTGAGTTATTCTCACTAGCAGACGTAGACCCAGCAATTGCAAATATCATTGCATACAACCTTGCTGATTCTATCGACAAGGTTGTTTCAACAACTCTTATCGGCGGAACTAACGTAATCTACAGCGGTTCAACCGCTACAAGCACTGCTACAATTACTGCTGCTGCAACAATTGATTCAGCAGACATCCGTAAGGCTGTTGCTAAACTACGTGCTAATAAGGCCAAGGCTCGCCGTGGCTCTTACTACTGGTGCGGTATCCACCCAGAAGTTTCCCATGATTTGCGTGCAGAGTCTGGAAACCTAGGCTGGAACTTCGCTCACATCAACTCTGACCCAGCCGTTAATAACGTATGGGCTGGAGAAATTGGCGACTACGAAGGAGCATTCTTTGTTGAGTCTTCTCGTTTGCCAAATGCTAAAGATGGCGCAGACCAGGCTACTCTTGCCACAACCGCAGTAACCGTTGCAGGTACATCAGCAGGCTTCACCTTCGGTGTTGCTTCTTCTGCTGTAATTGCAACCCGCGCTGAGGTTGGCGACAAGATTTCTGGAACTGGCATTGCATCTACTGCAAAGATTACTGCTATCAGCACTTCAGGTTCAACAACTACATTCACTGTAGATGTTGCTAACACTGCTGCAGTTACCGCTACAACAACTGTAACTGTAACTCCAGTA